CGCTGAACACGCCCTCGCCTTGACTGTCATCAAGGGATTTCAGTTCGAAGCCCTTGAAATCAAGCCTCATGATGTTTCCTCCTTGGTGAGCGCGTCCCACTCGGCGTGGAATTGCGCATCATACCGGTAAAGCCGTTTAAATTCGGCGAGCATGGCCTTAGCGTCCTCGCCGTTGACCGGATTGTTCTCCTGCGCGTTCTGCGTCCGACCGCCGTCCTGCGGACTGGGCTGACCACCCTCGCTCACATTAAGAGGCGTGATGAGCTGGTCGCCGCCCGGCACGCGAGGCATGTCGAGAATCTGACGTGCCTGATTCGTGGTCATGAAAGGCCTGCCGGTAGCAGTGCTTAGCGCCTGATACTGCTCACTCGTCGTGCCACGGAGCTTCGCGTCAACGTTCGCCCTGATATAGCAGTCCGGCTCGCCCACAGCCTCTGGAAGGCTGAGATTCAAGGCTTCCTCAAGAGCGACGATGTACGGCATCAGCTCCACATTCCACAGCTGCTCCTTGTAGGCGCTGATGTTGGAGTTCGTGCCGGTTCGGAAGCCGACGTTTTCAGGCGAAATCTGGAAAGCATTGCACACCGCGATGTTGATACGGTCACGCGCCTCCAGATCATTCACATCCACCGGCTTGAAGACGTTATCCAACGGGCGCATCTCCATGCCGTCCTTCAGGACAGGCCAGCCGCCCTCACGCCCGCCGTCCTGCACGAAGTTGCGCAGGCCGTTGGTGAAATCGTCGTAATCCTCCTGTGATAGCCACGGCATCTCCTTCGGACGGAAGATGTAGCCACCGGCCTGCATGCCGTTCTTGGCGATACCACGCCGGTAATTGGCCATCGCCTTCGCCTCAGCCAAGAGCGGACGAAGCACGTTGGTCACACTATCGCCATACTGGAGGCCGGAAATGAAGCCGACGTCCAAGTGCACGCGTGGATCGGGCAGATCGAAATGCATGGCCTGCTGGCTGTCCATCGTCAGCAGGTTCACGCCGGTTATCTCGCCGAAAGCGTTGCCGGAAAGCTGATAGCAGTCAGAGGGGATGCGACGAAGAGTGAAACGTCCACCGTTCACGCCCAGGAGCATGAGCCACCGGTCATCAAGCAACATGTCGCGAAGGAGCATGCTGATGAAACGGTAGCGGGTCATTCCAGGCAATGGCGAAGGACGCTTCATCAGGTCGGCCAATGCGCCACTGGTGACCTCCTCGGCGTCACCATCGGCGTTCTTTCGATACACCTTGAATGGCAGCGAGGCTATGTTGCGGGTGATGAAGTCCACCACGACGCGCACCGCATACTCTCGGCAGTAGATGCCGGAAGCGTACCCGTAGAAGTCCATGTCGGACGGCCAACTGTCGCCGTTGGCGAGTGGAATGCTGGTCGCCGGAGTCGGATGCCCGTCGGCTTCGGCCATCTTCATGCCGATGACTGCGGCGTTATTGTGGAGGAGCCTGTCAAGGAATCCCATCAATACTCCCCTCTTTGTGAAGAATCTAGAATCTAGAATCTGACCCTCACGCCTTGCGAGGGCTCGTATTTCGGTTTAAGCACTTCAACCTGCATGGTCTCCAAGGCGTATAGCGCCTGCGATTCAGCAACCAAGCCGGAAATCTGCAATGCTGATTTCGTCCTGTCCCACACCTCGACCTCGCCGAGTCTTCGTGACACGGCCACACTCACCTGCTGTTCGATGGCGGGCTGCGGCAGATGCCGTAGCTTGCCCTCACGCACACGGTCGAGGAAACGACCACAGCACGCGCCAAGCCGGAAGCCCTCGATGAGATGGACGTTCCAGCCTTTTTCGGTGAGCGGGTCAATGAAATCCACTGCCGGACAGCCCTTCGACTGCACCGCAATCTCGCAAATGCCCGGCCAGCTCTCACGAAGCAAATCCAAAAAATGCGGCACCCACAGCATGCCGTCACGGCGAACTATCAGCTCTACGTGCGGCAACCCGTCCGCACGCATTCCGGCAGCGGCGATGTACGTGGTCTTACGGTCCGCGCTCGTGTCCACGGACAGGACAACACGATTACTGTCAGGGATCGTGGAACGCGAGTCGATGCCACTGGCCCACATTTTCGGATTGATGAAAGGAATGATGTCAGCCGTGACCCACTGACACAGGACCTCGGTACGGAACGCGGCCTCAGTCATGCCATCAATGTCGGACCGAACCGACATGACGGTCATCGGCCCATAGCCGAGCGACGGATTCGCCTGCCGGATAGCGTCGGCATCATCCACCGGACACTTGTCCGGAGCGCTCCATTCGAAATAGCCGAACGATCCATCCTGCTCGCCGGACAGGAACACGTCGGCCGGATTGCCACCGTCGGCGCTCAGGCGCGTCCACTCGTCAACAAGCTTGCGGCCCTTGTCCACCTGCTTGCGCAACGCGACGGAACGATAGTCGCCAGCATTGGAAATGCCCCACAACTGACTCGACCACACGGCCTTCGTGGTCTGGCTGACGGCGTTCCAGCCATCGTCATTGTGCTGCTCACGAAGCTCGTCAAACACCACACGCGCCGCCGACTTGGCTCGAATGTTCTTATCGGCGCGGACGATATACCGCGCCTTCGAGCGGGTGATGATCGCCTCCTCGCCGTTCGTGTTCACGAATTTCTGCGTCATCGCGGCGAGATCCGGAATAACCAGATCCTCTTCCTCATCAGTAGAAGGCTGGGGATTGCACCACTCCTTGACCTGATTGTACGGGCCCTTCGCATTGTCCAACGTCTGCGCCGCACCGACCACCAGGAACTTTACCGGCGGCACCCTGTCCGGATGCTTGTTGGAATCCACGAACAGCCACCACGCGGCAAGCACGCCCATCAGCGTGGTCTTGCCATTCTGACGGGCCACAAGCACAATCACCTTGCGGAAACGGTAACTGCCATCCTCAAGCAACTCCAAGGCATGCACCAATAACCACTGCTGCCACGGATACAAATGCACGTGCAGCATAATCTCCGCGAACGCGATCACCGCGAAACCATTCGAGGTCTCCTTGGTCAACGGACGCAACGGCGGAGTGAAGATGCGCGGCAGGGTCACACCATGCGTCTCATCGTCGATGGCACCGAAAGCCTCAAGATTCTCAGCTGCCATCGGACACCTCCTAGCCGAAACGCTTCATGAAATCCGCCATCTGCACAACCTTGTCGCTCTTCGGCTTCTCCTGCTTCTCCTCGGCCTTCGGCTTCGCAGGCCGACCAACCTTAGCGGGCTCCACCAACGTCAAACCAAGCGACTGGCAGTATTTCAAAAACGTCGGAACCGACACATTGTCCAATTTCCCGTTCTCGTCAATGAAACCAGTCTCGCAAATCGAATCAATCCGAGCGGCGAGAATACGCGCAGCGGCCACGACAGCCGCATTCTCGGCACGCAACGACTTCGCATTCCGCAACGACCTCTCCAACGCATCAGCCACGGACTCATGCGGAAAACGACGCTCGGAAACACCCTTCTTAACCGTCATAAAGCCTCCTTCGCGCGCGACCCATCAACAAAAAACATCATCGGGGAGAGGAAGAGCAACCACGCGGGCAGTGGGTCGGTTCGGGGTGGTTTTCAGGATTTCACCGCCCCTACCCTGTTTGGGTTGGTTTCGAATGCTGTTTTGAATGCTTTGATTGCGTTTGTGAATCGTGTGATGAGTTCGTCTGTGCTTGGTGGCTTGGGTGTGATGAGTGTGGTGTATGCGTCTCCGACTTTGTAGGTGGTGACTTCATCGTGGGTGACTTTGGCTGGGATGTTGACGGTGAATGAGCCGATTGGGAATGTCTTGTCGTTGATTATGACGGTGAGCTCTATTGTGCCTGGCTGCTGTGGCATCGTTGCCTCCTTGCTCATGCTGTTGTTATCCATTGTCTGCTTAGTGTTCCGATTGGTGTTGGTGGGTCTTGGTTGCTTCGGAGTCGGTTGCAGCTGGTGTGGCTTGGTTTGAAGCCGGCTGGGTCGAATTGCAGTTCGGGGTGCTTCGAGACGGGATAGAGGTGATCGAGGTTGAATGAATCATCGGTGGTGTTCTTCGTCGCCTCGTAGTCTATGGGCATTCCGCACAACCAGCAGACTGCATGCTGTGCCTTGCATTGATGGAAGAATGCGGCCTTGTCTTTTTCGAATTGGCGTGTGGTCTTGCGGATTCTTGGCATGTGGTCACCGCCTTGTGTGCTTCGTGCTGTCTTCACCATGGATGTCTTATTCCGGCGTGTCGTTTTTGCCTGACTTGCAATACTTTACATACTTTGTTATAATAGTTATGTAAGCGGAAACGAAAGGAGGTGAGCATGGAGCCCAAGGACTGGATGGACACCATCCTCCAGATAATCGCCATAGCGGTGAGCATCTGGCTCGGGCTGAGGGAAGGCAAAAAGCCACCGAAGCACAAGTAAAAAAGGTTCCGGCTACTCGTACTAGCCGGAACCCCGTCCATCCATCCTAGCAAGGGAACCATGAACATCATGAAAAGACCGACCATCTTCGGCATCATCGCAATGCTCTTCGGCATCGTCTGCATGACGCACGCCGGACTCGAACACGGCGGAGGCTTCGGCCTCGCGGCCGGGATCATGGGATTGGCCGCCGGATACGCCGGGAGCCGCCACGATGACTGAACGATACCTGAGCATGACCGAAGTCGCGCAACGTCTCGACATCACCAAAGGCGCGCTGGCACGCTACAAGCTGCCCGACCCCGACGTGATCGTTGGCAAAGCCAGGGGCTGGCGCGAGGAGACTATCGACCAATGGAACGCCAGCCGCCCCGGTCGAGGCGTCGGCGGCGGCAGGCCACGAAAAAACAAGTGACCGGCATACGCGGTTGGCTTCGAACCAACGACCTGCGGTTTTGGAGACCGCCGCTCTACCCGTTGAGCTACGCGCATAGGCGGATATGAGTAAAGCCCCTGAGATGTTTATCCCAGAGGCTTTCACACTTATCCTGATACGGAGTATACCACGGGGTGGATTCACCCTACTCCTGTCTGTGTTTTGTTTTTTCAGGCGGCTTGGATGGTGAGGCGTCCGCCGAGGGCGTGGATTACCTTGGCGATGGTCTGGAAGCTGGGGTTTCCGTCCTTGCTGAGGCTTTTGTAGAGGCTTTCGCGCCCCACGCCCGCGTCCTTGGCGATCTGGGTCATGCCTCGAGCCTTGGCGACGTTGCCGAGTGCGGCCTGCATGAGTGCGGGGTCGTCGTATTCGGCTATGGCGTTGAGGTAGGCGATGATGTCCTGTTCGTTTTCGAGGTATTCGCTGGTGTCGTAGTCGGTGATTTCGGTGCTCATTGCTGCTCCTTGTAGTCGTCGAGTATGGCGTGGGCTTGTTTGATGTCGGTCTGCTGGGTGCTTTTGTCGCCGCCTGCGAGCAGCAGCATGAGCACGTTGCCGCGCGTGGTGAAGTAGACGCGGTATCCGGCTCCGATGTGGAACCGCATCTCGCTGACCGGGCCTCCCACGGGTTTGATGTCGCCGAACGGCCTGCCGGCGAGCTTGCAGGCGTCGAGCCGGGCTTGGATGGCGGCTTTCGCCTCGCGGTTCCTGAGTTTCTTGAACCACTTGCGGTATTCGGCGGTTTGCTTGATTTCCATACCCTTATTGTATCTCACAGGCTACACTATGTCAAGCCGGGCGGCCGCTGGAACCCATCGCCAACGCCAGAATCTCCCGTATGTTGAACTCCCAGTAGCCGTCATCGACCGGCTTGCTGCTGGGCAGCTTGCCGCGGTTGAGCCAGTTGCTGATCTGCTTGCGGCTGACCTCGTATCCGTAGTTGTCCTTGAGCCACTGGCTCATGCCCGCAGGGGTCTTGGTCAGGTGGATTGCCTCGGCCTTGTCTCGGCTCTGCTCGCGCAGCTCGACCACGTTGATTGGGTTGCCGCATTTGCATAGCAGCAGCGATTCTCCCTTCGCGGCCATGACCTCGCGTCCGCATTCGGGGCAGACGCCGATTATCCGGCGCGTGCGCGGACTGCGGTCCACGAGCGGTTCGATGCGCTCGCAGGTGTGGATGAGCCATGTCAGCCAATGTCCCGAACGGCTGGCGCGGCATAGGTCGGGCAGTCGTCGTGGCGAGTCCCTGAGCAGGGTCTGCCATCTCGGACGGCTTTCCACGCCGGTTTCGTTCCACATGTCCTGCAATCCGTCCTCGGTCTGGTCGAGCATGTCCTGCGCGTGGAGGTTGATGGGCGCGGGCGCTTCCCCTCCTTGCGCCACGCCTCCAGCTCCGGGCTCGCCCAGCTTGTAGGCGTGACGGGACACCTGTTGCAGGAGCATCATGTCATGGCGGAGCCGGTGGAGTGTTTTCGCGTACTGGCGGCGGCAGTTCCGGCAGAGCGTCCACGGTGCCTCGACCTGCTGGTTGCCGCAGTATTGGCATGGTTCGGTGGTGATGAACATTGTTTGAAACCCTCCACGTTCCGGCTATCATGGTGCTTGGTGAGCGTGCCCTCCATCTTTTCGGTGGAGGGTTTCGTTTTTTTTACGCTGAATTCAGTGTTTTTGCGCTGAATTCAAATCAATGGTTCGATGAATTCGGGCGTGAAATCATCCTTGTGGGGTGCGGGCGTTTCAGGATGGGCGATGATGTACATCACCTCATCCAATGGCACGCCGAGCAGCTTCGCCGTGTACTCGGGCGTGGCCGCTTTGCTCCGATGCCATTTGAGGATCTCCTCGCGTTTGAGACTGCTTACGCTCATGATTCCTCCTTGAGCGTGGCGACATATGCGATGGCCTTGCGTTCACGCTTCGCATACTTCTCGCATTTGCGCTTGAGACGTTTGAGGCTCATGGCGTACAGGGACTCTCTGAAGTCGCCGTCCTCGCAGATTTTGGCTCGATAACGGCCGCAGGTGCCTTCCGCGCCGATTCGCGCGGTCAAATGGTCCGTAAGCTGAATCTCGTTCATGCGTTTTCCCCTTTCTCGAACGTCTCGATCATTTCCATCAACGCGGCCTGATACGACTCATGCCATTTGGTGCGGTAATGCATTCGGTCAACGCATTTGAACCGATAGCGTTTCTCCTCGGAGCCTTTCACGGTTCCTGTAGCGGCCTTTAGGTGTCTGCCACATTGGGGGCAGTAGAAGCTTTCGCCGTTGCGAATGAAATCGGAGTCCCGCACGTCGCCTTTGCCGACTATCCGGTAGAAGTCATCAAGCCAACTCATTGTCCGCCTCCCATTTCCTTCTCTCGCGCCATGATCTCCACGTCGTCGGCGAGCATCCTCAGCACGCCGGCGAGCGTGCCATACGATTCGGCGGTCGGATACACCGTCTTGCTGACATACACGTCCCACCTGTCGGAACCTTGATGATTGTCGGCCTTGAGGATAATGAGCGGGTCGGCGTCGATGAAACGACCGTCCTTCATGCCCCGCACTTTGAGCATCAAACGTATCGAATCCGCCTGCTCGCTCGTGTTACCCAAAATATCCAGAGTGCTCATCGTCCGCCTCCCAGAATCTTGTAGAGCAACGTGAAGCATTTATCACCGTTGCAGACGCGGTTCCATAAGGCGATGCTGCGCTGCAACTGACGTGGGGCTGGCTTCCGCGAGCAACCTCCATCGAAGCTGAGCCCGCAGGCAGTGCAGCGGAACATCACGATAAAGAACGTGTATTCAGGCAACCCCTGCACGCCGTCCCGCTCCCATTTCGCCTTGACCTTGCCCCCGCATTTGGGACACGGGCTAATCCTGTGAAAACGCATCAGACTCACCTCCCTCAAGAGGCGCGTTCAAATCCACCTGTTCGATACGCGCACGCTCCTGTAAGATGTTCGCGTATGTCCCCATCGCGTACAATTGGCTTTCAAGGAGCTGGAAGGAGCACGCGGGCGTGAAGTCCAACGTGCCCTCCGCGTAGCCCTCAAGCATGTGCGCCAGCTTGCTGATACGCTCCTGCAATTCTCGATGTTCGCGGATCATCCGCTGCTTGTAATCACTCATTGGTTGTCTCCTTCGGTTTGGTTTTGTAGTCTCGGACGATGCACACGCATCAGTCCATCCTTTCGTCATGTCGCTCATTCCTCCGTTGCCTCCATCGGGTAATTGATGTCTTCAAGCGAGTCCGCGGAATAGGTCAGCTTCACGAGCCTGAACGGTTTCTGCGTCTCCGTGACTCTGAACGGTGGCTCGTACTCCCACCATTCGCTGCCGTCGTATTCTTCGCGGCGCAGGAACCCGCCATCGGTGAACGCCACGACCAGATCGGCGGCTATCTCCTGACTGCCGTATCCGTTGTCGTAATCGATGTCGAGCACCTTTTCGGCCTGACTCCACGGAATTCCCAGCTTCTCGTCGCGGGAGCCTACGAATCGAACGTCATCGGTCGAATGCTCGCTTTGTGAGATCGCACCCTTGGTTTCATCTAAAAGATTCATTCTTCCGTTGCCTTTCCTTGCATTGCCTTGACTGCGAGTCGCATGGCGTCGTAGTATTCGGCCCTCAACTCGCAGTCAGAATCCCATTGGGGGTAATAGTCGGGCTTCAACGCCTCGTAGAACGCTTTCGCTCCGGCTACGATTTCCTCGTTCGTGGGCCGGCGCGTGGCTCCGGCGATAAAACCGGCCTCGTATTCCTTGCCCTTGGTCGTGCCACGTATTTCCTCGAGGGATAGACGGACAACTCGTTGGAGGACAGCCCACTTCGCCTCACTGCTGATGATGCTCACAGTCGACCTCGTTCCTGATTGCGAACAAGGCAATCATCCATAGACTGAGCAAGTTCCTCGTCGGTGATGTCGAACGCGGTGATCAGGTTGCCGACCGTCTGCAACACGTCGGCGAGCTCGCCGAGCATGGCTTGGCGGCGCTGGTCGCGCACGTAACCTATCCATCCGGCTTTCGCCTTGTCCCGGTCATCGCCGAGCTCGCCGCCCACGTTCACCCCGAAGCAGGCGAGGCAATTCGCATGATCATCGAACTCCCGGCCAATGCCGCTCGGGTCTGTCGGGTCGCTGGCTTTCAGGTATTGTTTCCCGGCCTCCACCATCTCCGCCGCCTCCTCAAGCGTCTTCAACAACAGCCACTTGTCGGGCGTGAGACGTCCGAAAGATTCAACCGAGGGCAATTTCACGATACGATTGCTCACGCTTCCACCGCCTTTGCCGGGCGGAATGGGGCATGTTGAACCAGTTGGGAGACTAAGAAAATCTCCCGCTGGAGTCCCCATTCGTCAGCGTCGTCATAGACAGGAACCGCTTGATGATCGCAAACTTGCCAGATCGCATCATCCTTGTCTAGCCACAACCCGTCATGGTTGGGCAGCTTCGGCTTCCGACGCAATGCGTAGGCGAAGTTTGAATTAAACATCCAATCGTGGAAGTCGGGAATCTCTGCCTGTACCATGACTGCAAGGGTGCAGTCTGTTTCGTCATCATCATCGACAGCGACAACGGAGAATCTATTGCCGTTCGTCGCGACGAAAATATCGCCCGTGCAAACATCGTGAATGTCATCGATACGCTCGTACTCGGGGTCATCCACCAATTCGACGGTATCGACGTAACTGGGAATGATGGGCTGCGTATCAGATGATTCAGCCGAGAACACGTGTAAATATGTTCGATGCGCGTCGAGTTGCATCGAAAGGCTACATATACCGTCCGTGTCTCTGGAACGCCGCACGAGCTTCCCTATGAATACGTCTCCGTTCTCCATTGTCACCTTGACTCGCTTATCGAGATTCTGAATCTCCATAAGGGTCTTGCCTTCCCAGAATGGTTTCTCACTCATTGTTGTTCTCCTTCTTTTCGTTCGCTTCGATCGCGTCCAGCAGATTGCATTCGGCGAGCATGAGATGCGCCTGGGCGCGGGTCATTGATTTCAACGTCTTCGAGTCGGCGCCGGCCATCCAGCCGAGAGAACTGACCTTTTCCTCGATCAGGTGGGTTTGCGTCGCGAGGTTACGCAATCGTTCGTCAAGCAGTGCGGTCATCGGTTTCCTCCGTTTCGTTGATTGATTGTTCGATTTCGATGCACAGGTCGAGCGCCGCCGTGAAACCGGCCTGGTAGGCGTATAGCGCGGTCTCCGGCCTGCTCATGCCGCCGATTTCCGTGGCCTCCAACAGCCACGCCATCGCACGCTTCTGCGGGGTCGGGAACTTTTCGGCCATCACGCGCCCCTCAGAATCGAGCCGAGTGAGGCAGCACCCAGCTTCTGGGCACCTGCGAACCGTCTGGCCGTGGAACGTGACTTCGGCTGCGCGGCGGGCAGTTCGAGTGGGTTGCGCATGGTCAACGCCTGCTGCTGCGCCTGCTCCGGGCCGTTGCCGAGCATCCGCTGGCGGCGGTACATCCACGCCTCGTCCGCGGATAGGCCCCGCGCCTCGCATTCGCGCGCTATCTGCGCCTCAGAGGGCTTCGACTCGTTGCGCATCCTGCGCACGATGGCGTTCACATCGCCGGAACCGCACCAGCGACCCGTGCTGTTGTCCGAGTAGAAGCGCTTCACCGCCTCCAATGCCTCTCCCAGCGTCATGTCCGCGCGAAGCTCCTCGTGGAACGTGCGCGCCTCCAGGTCGGTGATGGCCGCGTTGCCGTGGTGGACGCGAATCTTCGCCAAGACGAGCGTGCTTTCCTTGAGCGTCAGCATGTCAGTACTCCTTCCCGTGATTGGTTTTCGGCGGCTTCCTCGGCCGCGTAGTGGGCTATCAGTGCCGCGTTCGCGTCCTGGTTGGCCTGCGAACGGTTCCACGCCGATGGCGAGGGGCGTGCGGTCGGCTCGGGTTTGGCCGGCAGCGGGTCATCGTCCCAGTGTTCGCCGTCCAGCCAGTTCGCCGGGGTGAGCGTGTAGCCGGGTTCCCGGTTCGGGTCGGCGGCGTACCTCGACGCCTTGGCGATCAGGAACGTGTTGTTGGTTTTCCTCCGCGCCTTCCGCCAAGCCGCGTACGCCTTGCGTTTGCCGGTCTTGCGTGGATAGGTCTGCCAGAACTGCTCGAACTCGATGGGATAATCCTCGTCGGCGCTCTCTGCGGCCCCCTCGGCTTGCGAGGGGGTTTGGGGGAGAGAGAATTCTTCGTTAGAAGAATTCTTTTGGTTATTGGTTATTGGTTCTTGGTTCTTGGTTAAAGAGTCCCAGCGTGACTCGGGTGTGACATTCGAATTGTCACGGCGTGACATGCTTGTGACATTCGTTTCGTCCCAGCGTGACTCGGGTGTGACATTCGAATTGTCACGGCGTGACATGCTTGTGACATTCGTTTCGTCCCAGCATGACTCGGGTGTGACATCGGCTTCGGAACGCTGCTTGCGCTTGCGGTTGCGAGCACCCTCCGCCCTCGTCTCCACCTGTTCGCGGCTGGACTGATGGGAAAGATAATCGTGGATGCGGTAGGAGCCGTCGTCCGAACGTTCGAACATGCCGACCTTGATCAGCGCTTCGATGTCCTCTTCGGTCGCGTTGAGCTGGTAGATCACGTCGTCCTCGCTCATCACGCCGTCGTTGAGCACGTCGGAACAGAAGGAAATGGCCATGCAGTACACTCCAAGTGCGCTCGGACGCATACGCTGTAGCTTCAGCACTTTCGTGTTCGAATGGAAGCCGTTACTCAGCTTCCCGTAGCCCTGTCTGGCCATCAGTCCGCCTCCTTTCTCTTGTCTCTTTGGTATTCGGCTATCAATGCCAGCAGTTCGGGGCTGGCGGCGATTATCTCGCGGGGCTTCAGCCCCTCGCCATTGGTCTTGGGTTTGCGGTGGTAGCCGCCACGCAAACCGGTGCGACGGCTGCCACCGATGTAGGTATGAGGGTTAATCCTGGCCATCGTCCGGCCCCAACGCCAAGCCGTCGTTCAGCAGGAGCGCGAACAATTCGAGCGGCATCCACACGAGCATCGGATTGGAGGGCACCGGCCTCGATTCTCCGCGCAGCCGGTTCGCGAGCTCGCGGCGAATCCGGTAGTCCGGTCCTAACACGTGCCCCATGTGAGTGGCGAGGAACCGTTCGAGCGTTCCGATGTCGAACACGGCCATCTGCCGGGCCATGCCCTTGAGGCTTTTCACGCCCACGCCCCTGCGGTGTTGGATGAGCACCCCGTAGGGAGTGTCCATGTTCGCCATCTCCACTTTGAGCTCACGCCAATGCTTGCGATAGTTCGGCATCTTCGTGTCCTTGCATTCCACGCACACCGGCTCGCCATGGAACATGACGCCGATCAGATCGCCCTGGTCGGCGTTGCCATGCAACGGCATACGGTCGATGCGCGTGTCCTGCAACGCCCACGCGAGGTAACGCACGGTCCACGTCTCGAGGCTTGTGCCTTTGCTTTTCGATGGGTTCGCCATCATCTCTCCAATCCGTAATCCGCGTACATCTCGTCTGCTTCCAAAGCGCATTCCGGGCATGGAATCGGTCTTGCCGGGTACAGCGGGCACCCGTGCGTCGGGCAGACCGGTTCCACGTCCGACGGCGTCTCATCGTGATACAAATGCAGCATCAGAAGCTCGGATCACTGGACCATGGGTCGGAGGCCGGAGGCTGCGCCTGCCCCTGCGGCTGCTGCGTGTAAACGGCCTGCGTGCCGTAACCCTGCTGTCCGCCGTTCTTCTGTCGAACGTTGGTGATGGCGACGGCGCTGGCGTTGACGTTGCAGCTTGCGGTAGCCTCGCCCTTCTTGTTCGTGTAGGCGTCGAGGCCGCTGATTTCGCCCACGATGGTCACGTCCACGAACTGGTCCTGATTCTGACGCAGCTGGGCGATCTGGTCGAACACGGGGTTGAGGTTCGCGTAGCCAGCAGGCCACACCGAGTAGTACTGTTCCGGCTGGCTGACCCAGTTGCCGTTACGGTCACGGTAGCCCGGCGACACAGAGACGCGCAGGAACCGTTTACCGTTCTTCGTCTCCTGCACGCCCCACGCCGTGCCCTGGATGATGA